GGTCGCCGGGCACGAGCACGTCAGCGCCGCGGGATTGAGCGCGTAGAGGGTGTGGCGCGTGCCGCTGGTGGCGTAGATCGTCGGCTGCGAGGGATGGGCGAACAACTGCACGCCCTCGATCACGGCGCGGGCGGCGAGGCGGGTGACGCGCTCCCGGTCGGTTTCGCCGGCGACCGGGCGGGTGTCGCGGTGCGTCACGTCGCCGGGCACATCCACAGCGACGGGGAGGGCGGCGAAGGTGCGATCGGCGATGACGATGGTGTTCATGAGATTGGCTCCTCTTCCCCACAGTAGAACTCCGCAACCAACTCGCCGGTCTTCTTGATGCGCACGCGAGCGGTGTAGAACTGGCGAACCGTCAACTGTCGAGCGTCGCTGCGTGCCTGTTGGAGCGTCGCGTGTTCGCCCACATGCCAACCGTCCGCGAATACGTCGTACTGAGCCTCCGGTTCCTTCTTGCGTCCCATCGTCATTCCTTCCTTGTGGGGCGGATCATCTCCGCCCCGTGGCTGCTACCGTCCGTTGATGATCGCGAGCGCGGCGGCGACGGCGGCGGCTTCCTCCGCCCGGTCCGCCGCGTCCTGTTCCGCGTTCAGCTCGTCGAGGATCGCGTAGTGGGCCGCGACCGCCGCGTCGTAGGCTTCCTGCGCCCGCGCGATCTGCTGGCGGCTTGGGGTGCTGGCGCGGAACGCTTCGTCGCGGGCGATCGTGGCGGCGTTCAGGCGGTCGTGTGAGGCGTTCCAGCGGATCATCAGCTCGGTCATCGTGTGCTCCCTTCGTGCTTCGCGGTTCCGGTGAGGCGTCCGTTCCTCATGTATCTATATTAGCACAAAACGAAGACAGGTCAAGCACAAATCTGATATAATCGCCACATATCGGAAACGTTTCTGATACAGTAGAAGGACGGGAGTGCGAGCGATGAGCCAGGAGAAACCTGATGCGAAACGAACCTATGTCGCTGCGACAGCTCCGGCGACTCAGAATGATGTCAATCCGGGACTTAGCAGCAAAAGCGGATATGGGCACGCAGACAATCGTGAAGATCGAACGCGGGGAGAAGGCGCGACCGTCAACGTTCGATCGGATCGCGAAAGCTCTCGATGTGAAACCAGAGGAGATTCGGGAGTTCATGGCGATTGTGTTGTCGGACGATTAGCTGAAGAGCATCGTGCCGTGAACACCAAAGGATATGTTTACGGGCTGGTTGATCCCCGAGACGGCATGATTCGATATATCGGCAAGAGCATCAATTATCCGACCGCTCGGTACGTCGGCCATCTCTCAGATTCCAGGAATACATCCATGGCAAGCCGCAAAGTAGTATGGATTCGGGAGTTGACCGCCGCAAATCTGACGCCGGATGTTGTGGTGCTTGATGTGGTTGATTGTGACAAACTATCGGGCGTCGAACAGGCATGGATTCTCAAGCTATGGGATCAGCCGGGGCACTTGGTCAACATCGCCGGAGCGCCCGATCACAAGGAATATCTACGTGCGTTTTATGCTGCGAGAGAGGAGGCTTGGGCGCAACGTAGGATCAGGCACGGCGACCCGACCGAAGCCGAGCCGCCGCTGGACGCCTCACCGGCAAAGCCGATGGGATCGTAAGCGTATCACGCCGCCTCTCGATCCTCCCCCACCGTCACTACGCGCTCAGCCCGGCAGCCGGGACAGATGAGCACCAGCACGCCGGCCCGCGCCCACCGCGTCACCACGCCCGGCAGCGGCGTCACCGCGCCCGTCTCCGGCCGGATGCGCCCGAGCGCGCCATGACAGCGGCGACAGGTGAGCGTGGCGCGTCCGCTCATGACAGGTTGTCGTAGACGACGATCAGTTCAGCGCCCCAATCGGGCGTTGAACCTGACGTAAACCCCGTCAGGAAGATCTGTAGCCGCAGCTCGTCGCCCGCCGCGAACCGGATGCCGTTCGGGACGGGCGTCATCCACTCTGCCGACTGGTCCCGCACATGGCCGTCTTTGGTCGTGCCGTCGATGATCACATCCGGCAGGCTGTACGTCGCCTCGGTTCCGCCCGCGTTGCCGATGCGCACGGTGAGCGTTGCCGAGCCGCCTGTGCGGGCTGAGGTACACCAGAGCGACGCGCCGATGATGCGCCCGGCCGCCCCCATCGGAAAGCGCACGGTCGTGGTCATGACGGTGGTGGTTTTCGGCGCCCGGCGCATCACGGCGTTGGTCGTGCCGGTGATCGCCTCGGCATAGAAGCTCATGGTGCGCGACGGCAGGACGATCGCCCGGCGTGCCGAATCGTCGTTGTAGCGGCTCGTCTGCTGTTGCGCGGCTTCGATCTTGCGCTGCGACTTGTAGCCGAGCTGTTCCGCCGCGAACTGGTTTGTGGCCTTCGCTGGATCGGTTGGGCGGTAGGGTGGTCGTCTCATGCAATGCCCCAGTGCTTTCGCAAATACGATTCGACGGCCTGCCGCTCGTTCGTGGAGAGGACGCGGTTGTAGATGATGATCTCCGCGAGATGCCAGTTGCCGGGAAAGTAGATCGTGTTGGAACTGGACATCGGCCCGGCGTTATTGCCGTTGCTTGGGCGCGTGCCGCTGCTCGTGCCGTTATCCCAGGCGGTCGATTCGTTGGTGCTCAGACTGAGATCAAACGTCGCGGAAAGCAGGTGATAGACGGTCGACCCCATGCTGTTCGTGTGCTGGAAGATGGACCGTGTTCCCGCCGTACTCCGTACCGTCGCGACAATCGCGCCCGTCCCATCTGTCGCGCCGCCGATGTGCATATCCGGGACGGCCGATGGATAGGTGAATATCGCTTCCGCTCCGGCTGAGATGTTGCGGGCAACCGCGAATACCGTGGCGGCGGACGTCGTGCCAAGACTCATCGTGCCCTGGATGTTCGTCCCATCGCTGGGCGTCGCTTCCACGACGCGCACCACCCATGCTCTGATCGCCGGGTCATAGGTGTACGGGATGGAATATGACCCCGTTCCCCCAACACTTTGACCACCAACCGGGGATTTATCAGTCCAGCGCGTCACGCTCGAACCGGCCAGCGTCACTGTTGAGCGGTCGCTGGCATCGAGCCACATACGCAACCCGCTCAGCACATCGGGCGTGAATGGCGGCACGACGGGCGGGATGCTGACTTCCTGCGCGATGCCGGCCAGTTCGAGCGCTTCGTCCCGGATCGTGCGGCTGTAGACCCGGAAGAGCGTTTCCCTATTCGCCGCCCGGCTCCAGTACCGGATCGTGTCGCCCTCGCGGATGTTCAGCCCGACCGTGTGCATCGGCGGCAGGGTGATCGTCGGCAGGTAGGGCGCGACCGCCTCGTTGCGGATGTCGGTGCGCACCTTCGCCTTGACCGAGAGGGGCGAGACGACGTTCTCGTACCTCCGCACCGCCTGCCGCCGCCCGTAGCGTGCCCGGCTCGTTTCGTTCTCGATGCGGGCGTTGGCGGATCGTTCCCAGTCCTCGTCCGCCGCAATGCCGGTGATGTCGTTCGTGACGGAGAGCCGGGAATGATCGATGCGCCCCCCGGCGACCTGATACCCCTCGGCAATGAGGACGCTTGCCGTGCGGTCGGTGCCGATCTGCTCCCGGATCACCAGGTCGATGTTGCGGTCCCGGTCGATGGTGATCTGCATCTCCTGCCCGGTCTGGTCAAGCACGTTCTGGATCACATCCCAGATCGGTTCCCCGCGCCATTCGACTTCGGCGACTGGCCCGCTCTCATCCCATTGCACCGAACGGAAGGGCAGCGGGTCGGCGGTCTGCGAGAGCGTCATCGCCCGGCGAATCAGCGCCCCGGCGTGGCCGGTATCCGGTTCGAGCAACACGGGCGTCGTGCGGTCCATCAGCAGCGATTCACCGATGCCGGTCGCGGTCAGCGCGATCGTGCCGTTGTCGAGGTCAAACGGGTCATCGTCAATGACGCCGCCAAAGGTGCCCTGGATCGGATGCTCCCACGACACCCAGGCGCCGATCAGATCGGTGCGACCAAGCCGGGCGACATCCGCCATCGTCACGATCGCGGAGAGCGTCGCCGGTTGATTGATCGCCCATGTTGCGACCACCTGTGACGCCGGGATGGTGCGCGGTCGCTGCCAGCCTTCGTCGCAGACGGTGAGCGTTGATGTCGCCGCAATCGGCACGGACGCGCCTCCTTACCCGTAATAGCCCTCGTACCAGGACGCGGCGACGGTAATCGTGCCAATCGCCGATTCGGTGACGGTGACGGTGTTCGATCCCGGTTGCAGCGGCAGGAACTCCTGCGAGACGGTATTAACCGCGTTGCCGGACTGATCGGTGATGACACGGTAGACCACCGCCGCGTAGCTCACTTCCTGCGAAAAAACTCCGCCGTCATAGAGCGCCAGGATCGGCGTGGTGCTATCCGGGTCAGTGGTGACGACGAGCGATTGCGTGCTCGTCAGGTGGATGTAGTGGCCCGAGCCGCCGATCACGATCTGGTCGTAGGGCGGAGAGGCCGCCAGCGCCGCCAGCTTGATCGTCGCGTTCAGGTCGTAGATCGCTTCTTCCGCAGACAAGACGCCGGGCGACCAGTTGGTGAGGTTGGCGAACAACTCCAACCGCTGCCAGTTGCGGAAGGTTGCCGTATCGGTTGCGGATGCGGTGGCGGGGATTTCAACATTGTCGCCGTCGCTGTTCGCGGCGGGAAGCAGGCCCATGTAGAGATGCAGCGGGATCTGTTCGTTGCCGGTGAGGTCGTACCACGATGGCGCGACGTTCGTGAGCGATGCCTGTGCGGTCGGATAATCAAGGAGCGATTGCCAATCCAGTCCACCATCTGCCCGCGAACGGATCGTCGCAATACAGATGGCGTTCGGATTTTTGATCTGGAAGTCAATGTAGGCGGCGTCATACCCGTGTGGATTCGTGCGGATGATGCCGTCTGCCGCTCCCTGTTCCTTGTATTTCGTTCCACCATTGACGCCCCGGTTCGCATCGAGGCCATTGAAGTAATCGAAGTCGCCGCCGCCGACATCGTTTGACGTGGTTGACTTCTGCGCAAATCGGTCGTTATTGCGGAGCATCAGGAAGGGCTGCCAGGCGTCGGCGATGCCGTCCGCCGCCGTCTGCACGACGCCGGGGCGCGTGTAGCGGGCGTCTTGATACCAGGCGCCAGTCCAAACATCATCCGTATCGCGTTTGACGGTCTTATCGACCGCGTACCGCTCGAAGCCGTACCGCTCAATCGAGTAGGTCGAACTCGCCGTCGGCGCGCTAGAGAGCGCCGGGGAAAAGGTGATCTGCGTCGCGGTGTTGCTCGTGATGGTGCGGTCGCCGAGCGTGGCGGTGTAGACCGTCGCGCCGATCAGCGAGTTCGGTCCCCACGACTGCGACGAGTCCGTGATCGTCGTCGTGCTCGATGAGGACACCACGCCGCCATCGGCGTAGATGCCGCCCATCCAGATCACGTAAGTCGAGGTCGCGCCCGGATTCGTCGCCCATGCCCGCGTGACCGTGATGGCGGTGGCGGTGTTGCTGGCGATGCGCCGCCGCTGCCCGACGCCGGTCCCGCCCGTGATCTGAATAAAACCACCCTTGAAGCGGTCCACCTTCCACGCCTTGCCCGAATCGGTCAGCGTGGAGGCCGCGCCGCTCGTCGCCGTGCCGTTGCTGGAGTAGCAGTCGAGCGCGGTAAAGAGATCGGGCCGGGTGCGCGCGCCGCCGAGCGTGTTGAGCGTTTCGGGCGTGCCGGCCGATGGGTTGCCGTAGACGATTTCAAGCGTGACGCTCGATGACGCCGGGATCGTCACCACCACCGCCATGATCGTGCGCTTCGTATTCCAGTTCATCAGCGTGCGCGGCAGTTCCTTGCCGTTGAGCCGGACGCGCAGATCGTTGCCGCTGCTGAGCGCCTTGGAGCCGGTGACGAGCGCCGCCGTGTCGCCGAGATCGACGAAGCGGGTTGACCGCGCCTCGGTGCGTGTTTCGCTGTTGGTGAAGGTCGCCGTCTTGCGGTACTTCCAACCGACATCGGCGGTTTGCGTGGCGCGTTGGACGGTGTACGCGATCGTCATGGTCGGATAGGCGCGGGCGTAGCCGTTATTCGTGATGGTGAACGATGAGCCGGATGACGAGATTGATTGCGCCCCGAGCGTGGACGCCGATGTTTCCCGGAAGACTGGCGACGCGGCAAAGAACGTCACGTCGAGAAACTTGCCGTCTGAGTCGCGCCAGGTGTACGGGCCGATCACCGCGTCAACGGTGGTGGTCACGGTCGAATCGATCGTGCCGTTGGCGTCGGTGTCGAGGTCGATTTCAATGGTCAACGGGCGCGGCGTGTCATCGTTCGGGTCGAGCGCGCCGAGCAGCTGCAGCATCCGCGATTCAGCGATGCTTTCCCGGCTGGTGCTGCCGGTTTCGGTGATGCTCAAACTCGGATTCAGATAGAAAAAGACATTGATCGGACGCGCTCCACGTCCGACGCCACTGGAGAGCGGTGACGCGCCATTCCGGGCCAGCCAGTTTGGGGAACGGTCCTCGCCCGGCAGCCCGCGCACAACACCAGCGGAAAGGCCGTAGCTGGAGAACGTCACGCCGTCATACGCTATCGCGCGCATTTATTCACACCGCCTTTGCTGTGCCGTATCATGCAAGCCATGAAGGAGGGGATGATGAAACGTCTGGGATTGATTGCGGGGATACTGGTTCTGCTGTTTGCGGTTGGCGTGTTCGCCATGCGGGGCAGCGCCAAAGATGCCGAGGGCTGCGATGGGCTGGATGCCTACCGTACGGAGATGTTCGCGGCGGCCACGGCCTATTCGCAGCGCATGACAGATGATGGGCTGAACGGGCGCGCCGTCTTCTCGCTGTCGAGCGACGATTGGCGGAGCTTCGCCGATAACGCGCTCGCCTACCAGCGCGACTTGAAGAAGATCAACCCACCAGAGTGGGCGGCGACGTGGCATCAGACCCAGATCGCCTATGCTGGCATTGCGCAACAGATGGCGGCGAGCGCCGCGGAATACGGGCCGTTTGCGATCGCCACGCTGAGCGATCAACTTGACGAGGTTTTGGCCGATGCCGTCACTGCCGCGCAAATCACCGCGGAAACGTGCGCCGACTTCGACGTGTTTGTGTCGGACTGGTACCGCTTCCTTGGCGTTGACAATCCCGCCACGCCGACTGCCTAGCATCATCGCCTCACCCCGCCTATCTGTTGCTGCCGCCATTGCTGATAGAAATCCTCCGGGCTGGGCGCTTCAACGCGGATGGTTCCGTAGTTCGTGAAGCCGCTCCCACCGCGTCCCATCGACCCGCCATTCGATCCACCAGTACCAGGGATCGCGGACTCCGCGAGACCGTTGCCAGCGCGTGCGGCGGCCGCGTAGCGGTTCTCGATGCCGATGGCGAAGCCGTCCCCGATGCTCTGACCGAGGCCGATAAAGACCTTTGACGGTGAGGCGATCTTGGCTTTCGCGGCGAGTGCTTGTTCGGCAGCGGTCGCCATTTCCGCCGCCGTCGCCCGGATCACGCCGAGCGCCGACGCCATGCCTTCAGCGAGCGAGTTCCCGATGTTGGCGCCATACGCGTAGGCCGTTGACGCGGCGGCACTGAGGGCACTTGCGACGATGCCAGGAATCTGACCGAACGCTGATTGCGTCACCGCTACCACTGCCGCGCTGTACGTTGCCGCCGCGCTCAAGGCGTCCGAGAATCCCTGCCCGACGGCATTCTTGAACGCACCCATCAGCGCCGATGTATTTCCGACGAGAGAGCCGATGTTCGTTCCAGCTACCGAGGCGATCGCCGAGCTATACGTGCTGGCGGCGCTCAGCGCGTCACTCATCGCCTGCCCGACGATGTTGGGGATCGTCTTTATGATGTTTGAGAAAGCGGAAATATCGGGCGCGGCAATCTTCAGCGGTTTGCCGATGCCTTCCATCCCTTTGAGCTTGTCAATGAGTGATTGCGACTGCTTTTGCATATTGAAGAGCGGCAATGGTGTGACGCCAGCATCGTCCGCTGCTTGCTGTGGGTTGATTTCGCCGCTGACACCGGGCGATGATTGCCAGTTGCTTCCAGCGCCGCCATTCGCCCCCGCCGCGCTCGTATCTGATCCACCACTGCCACCGCTACCACCGCCGCCGATCTTGCCGATATTGACGCCGGGCACGAGATTCGCCACGGCAATCGCGGCGTTGATCGCATCGGTGACCGGTTTCACAATCGCGTCTGTGATCTGACCAGCCATTGACGTAATGCCGTCAATGATGCCCTGCACAAGATCAGATCCGATGCTCGTCAGTGCCGTGGAAGCCCCGGTGATCTGATCAAACACCCACCCCGGCAGACCGCTCGCATACGATTGCAACGTCCCTTTCAGCTGGTCCCACCCGTCAAGCACGCCCTGAATGAGGCCCGTGCCGACGCCAAGCAATGCCGTGCCGACATCGGTGATTTGCGCAAAGACCCAGGTCGTGAGTCCGGACGCATAGGCGTCAAGTTTCGCCCCGGCTTCGTCCCATCCGCTCAGGATGCCCTGAATCAGATCGCGGCCCACTTGCGTCAATGCGCTCCCGGCGTCGGTGATCTGACCGAGCACCCAGGAACCGAGGCCCGATGCGTACCCCATCAGCGTCGGCTTGATCGCGTCCCATCCGGCAATGACGCCGTTCAGCAACGCCTCGCCGACCGATTTCAGTTTGTCGGGCGCGTCGGTGATCTGATCGAGTACCCACCCGGCAAGCCCGGTGGCGTATTCCGTCAGTTTCGGCTTGACCAAATCCCATCCGGTGATGACGCCCTGAAGGAGCGCGCTTCCAACCGTTTCAAGTGCGGAGAGCGCCGTGCTTGCCACCGCGCCCCAATTGATCGCGTCGAATCCGGCTTTGAGCAAGTCCCACGCCTGCTGTCCGAGATCGCCGAGATGCCCGAACATGCGCTCGGCCACGTCGAGCGCGCCGCTCAGGTCACCCTGGAATATTTCCTGTACTAAACGTCCGAAATCAGTAAACAACTTGCCGGCGGTATGCAGCACATCATCGAGCGGCTTGAAACCGGTCTGAATCCCCTTGAGGAATTGCCCGATCGCTTTCGCCGGTGACGCGAGGTAGTCCCCGAACCCGGCCAGGAACTTGCGACCCTGTTGCAACGCGCCCCGGAAATCACCCGACATGATCGCTTTCCCGATGCCGAGCAGCGCCTCGCCCATCTTCTTCATCGCCGCGATCGGGCGCATGATCGCCTTTTCCAGCCCGCTCAGGAACGTGATAACCGTTTTCGTTTTGAGCAGGTTCTTGAATGCTTTCGCCACCGCATTGACGGCATCCGCGAATCCAAACCAGTTGCCAAGATAGGCGGCGCTGAGCAGCGCGATTGCCGCGATCACCAGTCCAACCGGGCCGAGCAGCAGGCCGAAAAGCGGGATCAATGCGGAAATGGCGGGAATCAGCGTGCCAATCACGAGCAGTAACGGCCCCATCGCCGCCGCGACCACGCCGATGATGACCGCGATCTTCTGCATTTGTGGAGAGAGCTTCTGCATCCATTTCAGGAAGCCGGAGAACGCCTTCACGGCTTGCAAGACATAGGGCAGCAGGATTTGCCCCATCTGGGCCGCCGTGTCTTGTAATTGCGCCCTGAGGATGCGCTGTTGGTTCGCCAGCCCGCCTGAGGTCCGGGCAAAATCCCCTTGCGCCGCGCCGAGCTGTTCCTGAATCAGGGCGTAGCGCGCCGTCACCTTTTCGCTTTCGGTGAGCTGCTTGGCGTTCGCCTTGCCCGTCTGCTCCATCGCCTTCTGTTGCACGGCGGCTTCGGTGAGCAGAATGCCGTATTTGCGCAGCGGTTCCGCTTCACCGACCAGGCCCGATTGCAGGTCTTGCAGCGCCGTGCCGGGATCGGTGTTGTAGAAGCTGGCGAGGTCCGAGGCGTTTTGCAGGATGTTCGATGAGAAGTTCGCTGACGTTTTGTCGGAGAGCCCCATGCCGGTGAAGAGCGCGCCCAGTCCGGACGCCGCGCCGAGGTACGCGCTCTGCGAGATGCCCATCGCCGTCGCCGAGGTCTTGGAGAAATCGGTGATCACCTTGGCGCTGTCACCAAACACCGTGTTGACCGCCGATTGCGATTCATTGAGGTCCGAAGCCGCGCTGACGAGCTGCGTCCCCAACGCCACCAACGGCAGGGTGACCCCCGCCGTCAGCACGCCGCCGACCTTGCGGAAGTCGGACGCGACGCCGTTGAGCTTGTTCGCCACTCCCGACAACCCTTTCGTCAGGTCATCTTTGAGGGAGAGGCTCACGACGAGATTCGCCAGCGTTCCCATTACATCGGTGCTCCCATCGCGCGAGCCATCCGCTCGGCGGCGTCCTCCGGTGACGGTTGCGGTTTGTCCGGGTCATCGCGGAAGAGCATGAAATCCTCGATCGTGTAGGGCTTCGACCGCTTCTTTGGATCGCGGTTCGCGTTCGCCAGAACCATCGTGTTCGTGGCGCTGCGAATGTCCGCCCGTTCCTCCCCGAATGGTTCCAGTTGCGCGTAGGCTTGCCATTCGGTCAGTTCGTGGCTACTGATGCCGTCAAGCAGTTCCGCGACCGTCTTTCCGAGCGCCAGTGCTAGGCGGAACCAGAATCGTCGCTCTGGTCGCTCCCGGAGTTTTTTACGAGGTCCTCCAGGTCACGATCGCTGATGCCTGACAACACCGACGCCACCGAGCTCACCCGATCGAGCGCCGCCGCCGACTTCATCGAGAGCATCAACACGTCGCCTTTGTCGGCGAAAAGCGGGCTGCCATCCTCATTGACGGCGCACGCCACCACGAGACGGGCGCGGGCGTCGGTCATATCGGGTTTGAGCGTGCCCTTCTTGTCGGCGACGAGCATCGACTGTTCGTACTGGTCCCGTTCCCGGCCCGTCATGCCGCGCACCTTGACCGCGCCGCCCCATTCGGGCACATCCACGATCTCGGTGTGGACATCGACCACCCGGAAGATGTCATCGCGGCTCAGCAGCTTCGGCGTTGCCGCCGTGTTTTTGGTTGCCATCTGTCCTGCACTCCTTTGTATGGTGGTGTCCCCGCGCCCCGCACCAAAGGAGTGCAGCCGAAAGCGCAGGGACGGAGAACACCCATCGGTTAGGCCCAGGTCACTGATCCGTCAACGGTGATCGTGACGCTGACGGTGATCGCCCCATCCACGGGAAAGCTCGGGTCCCACCCACTGACGTAGGCAGCGAACGAGCCGGTCTTGGGCGATGTCGTCGGGATGACGATCTGGAAGTTGCGCTTGGTCTTGTTGACCCAATCGAGGTAGAGACCGGACGCGAATCCCTGCGTGGCGCCAGCGTTGAAGAAGATGTCAAACGTCACATCGCCCACGGTTTTGAGACCGGGGATCTGCTTCGTGTACCCGTTCGCGTCGTGCGAGGTGACATCGATCATGTTCGTCGTGCCACCCGGCCCGGAGATGTCGGTGACTTCGGCGATCGTGGTGAAGGATTCCGGCCCGCCACCATCTCCGATTTTCAGTAGACTTCCGGTTCCCGCAACAGCCATGTTAGGATCCTTTCCCCGGCCTCACCGGGCGTTTGTGGCTACGGTTGGCGGTAAATCGCCCACTTGACGGCGACGTTCGATGCCTGCATGTGGAGGTAGCCGCCGGCCGATTGCCGCCAGCCATCGAGGGCGAACGGTCCCAGCGCGTGAATCGCGCCCGCCGCGATCGCCGCCGTGGTGATGTCGCCGGTGCGTCCCTGCGGATCGGCGGTGCTGGTGACGGTGTAGGTGTAGGGCGACGCGCCGGTATTCCAGACAAGCACAACCTCCGTCCCCGTCAGCACGAACCGCTCGAAGTTGCTCGTGTCGGCAGCCGTGAAGGTCAGCACGGCCCCGGTCGTCGGATAGCGTGAGGTTCCGGTCGTAACGGTCAAGTCCTGTCGTGCCATCGGTCGTTACTCCTTCACGTCCGGAGAATCCGGCCCGGTGATCTTTGGCGGTGGAAGGGGATGCTTTTCGGCGATGTGATCGATCGTGGCATCCTCGAACAGCGAGTCATAGAGGCAGAAGGGGCAGCGGTACTGCGGGATGCCGGCCCATTCCCCGGTGATCGGCTTTCGGTTCGTTGCAGCGGCTTTCGCTGCGGCTTTCGTCTCGGTGCTCATGCACGGACCTCCGGCAAACACAAAAAAGCGGCCCACGTTCGGGACCGCGATCTGCCGCTATCCCGTGCGTGGGCCGCTGAGCTTCGCCCTGCGACCAATTCGTTACGTCTATCTTACCCTATCCCTCCTGCCTTACGGAATCTCCATCGTGATCGAGCAATTGAACGAAAATTGCAGCTCGATCGTCTGGGTATCGCCGTATTGATCGGCCACCGGACCCGAGCATTCGATCCCGGCATTCGACCCCGGTGAGCGCGCATCCCCGAACGTCATGATCGAGCCGTTGAACTTGTCGGCGACATACCCGCTCAGCAGCGCCAGCGGTACGCGATCGGCGTAGGGCATCAGCAGATCGAAGTCTTTGGGCAGATCGGAGCGGTTGACGATGACGCGAATCCGCATCGTCTGGATCGTAATCGCGGTCGGTTTGCCGTTCGCCCCGGCATGGCTATAGAGGAACCAGCCGCCATTTTGGGCGTAGACAAAGACACGCGGCCAGGGTGCGCCCGTTTGCTCGGTCGGGAAGTCGGCGATCGGCCCGATGCCGGCCAGCGTTCTCAGGTCCTCGGTGATCTCCGCAATCGCGGTGTTGACGGGTGTGCTCATCGGTTAGCCTTTCGTTGCCGCCGCTTCCAGTTCCCGGGCGAACGTAGGCACGAGGGCATTGACGCCCGCCTGCGCATCTTCCACGCCGCCCCGCATGAAGCGCTGCCCTTCCGTGCCATGCTCCCGGATGCCGAGCGCAATGGCGTAGCCCTTGCCGGGCATCCCTTTGCGTTTTGCCCATGCCTCCAGCGGCGCGACCGGCGGCATGTGCGGCAGCGTCCCGAACTCCACATGCGGCGCGTACTCCAGATTCGTCCCGACTTTGCCCCACAAGGGCAAGAGCGCCGTGTCGATTTCGCGGTCAATCGAATCGACCAACCGCCCCCGGTCAATCGGCGCCAGCTCCCGTGATGCCCGCTGAATCAGCAATGTGCCCCGGTTGAGGAAGTTCCGCGCCGGTTTCGCCGCAAAAGGCGAATTGAGCTTGCGCGTCAGTTCCTTCAAGCCTTCGACTTCAACCTTGATGCTCATGGCTAGATCGCTCCTACATCGAATCGCCGATACGGCGCGACCAACAAACTCACATCGGGATCGGTGCGCCCGATAAGGGTGACTTGCCCAAAATCATTGGAACCGGCCAAACCGAACGGGCTGTCCTTGCGCTTCATGAGCCGCACGGTTTGCAGGATCGTCGCTTCCACAATCGGCTCGGGAATCGACGGCCACCCCCAGACGCCGGTGATCTTGACCGCGTTGCGTCCGCGGGTGAATGACTGATTGCCAATCGGCGTGCGGTAGAGCGCGGTGTAGGGCCAGACGGTGAGCGCCCCGTACTGCGGCGAGAGATCGTAGTCGGTCGGTTGCCAGATGGTGTTGTACGAGCGGTTGCCCGCCCCATCGGTCGCCAGTTCGCTGATGGAGATGAGATCAGGCACCGGCAGCCACTCCGGATCGCAGGCGGTGAGCAGCCGCGCCTCGCTGGTGGTCTGGTAAAAGAAGCGGTTCGCCATGCCGTCAATCTGCCGGGACGCCGCCGCGATGAGCGAGACGAGCGCCGTGTCGCTGGCGCTGGTGCGATCGTCAAGCCGTTCCTTGACCTGTTCGACCGTCGCGTAGCTCGTGCCCTGCAAGACGGAGAGCGGCAGCACGTCAATCGAGGCCACGGTGATAACTTTCGCCGTGTCCTTGATCGCAATGGCCCGTAGCCGGTAGTTGCCCGGATCGGTCGGCA